TAATGAATGGAAAGAACAAAATGATACAAAAGGTTGGAATATTAAATATTATAAAGGTTTAGGAACTAGTACAGGTAAAGAATTTCGTGAATATTTTGAGAAAAAGAAGCTTGTTGGATTTGTTCATTCTGAAAAATCTAATGATGCGATTGATATGGTTTTCAATAAGAAAAGAGCTGATGATAGAAAGGATTGGTTGAAATTCTATAATAGAGATTCATATCTTGATACTTCTAAAACAAATGTTTCATATGAAGAATTTATTGATAGAGAATTAATTCATTTCTCAAAATATGATTGTGATAGGAGTATCCCTAACTTAATGGATGGTCTTAAGATTTCATTGCGTAAGATTCTATTCTCAGCATTTAAAATGAATCTAAATAAAGAAATCAAGGTTGCTCAATTTTCGGGATATACTTCTAAAGAATCTGGATATCATCATGGTGAAGCAAGTTTAAATGCTGCTATTGTTGGAATGGCGCAAAATTTTGTTGGTTCTAATAATATAAATCTATTTATGCCTAATGGACAATTTGGAACAAGATTACAAGGTGGTAAAGATAGTGCTTCTGAAAGATATATCTTTACACAACTAAATAAAATTACAAGAACTATTTTCCCGACAGTTGATGATAATATTCTGGATTATCTAAACGATGATGGTCTATTAGTTGAGCCAATTTATTATGTGCCAATTATTCCTATGGTTTTAGTAAATGGTTCAAAGGGTATTGGAACTGGTTTCAGTACCGATATTATGTGCTATGACCCATTAAAAATTATTGAATATTTACAGAATAAACTAAGACATATAGAAGATGATATTGACTTTATTCCTTATTATGAAGGTTTTAAGGGTGAAATTAAAAAAATTAATGAAGATAAATTCTTAATCAAAGGAATATATGAAAAAATTGCTGTCGATAAAATTAGGGTAACCGAATTACCAATTGGTTATTGGACAGAAGATTTTAAGGAATTAATTGAAAGTCTTATTGAACCAGGTGTAGATAAAGACGGGAAGAAAATCCAAGCTACAATTAAAGATTATGATGATATGAGTAAAGATACAGATGTTGATTTTACTATTACATTTATGAAGGGAAAATTAGAAGAACTCGAAAATTCAAAGGGAGATCATGGATGTAATGGTCTCGAAAAAACACTAAAATTATATACTACAAATTCTACAACAAATATGCATTTATTTGATGCTAATGATACTTTACAAAAATATAATAAAATATCAGATATTATTGACGCATACTATGAAACAAGACTTAAAATGTATGGCACCAGAAAAGAATACATGATAGATGCTTTACAAAAAGAACTAGTAATATTATCAAACAAAGCAAAATATATAAAAGAAAATTTAGATGGAACAATTGATTTGCGCAAAAAAAAGAAGGAACAAGTAACAGAAATGTTACAATCAAAAGGATACGATAAAATTGATGATGATCAAGATTATAAATATCTTGTAAAAATGCCTATGGATTCAGTAACCGAAGAAAATGTTGAAAAGTTATTGAAAGAGAAAGGTAATAAAGAAACTGAATTAGAAACTGTTAAAAGCACGACAATAAATAAAATGTGGTTGACTGAATTAGAAACACTTAAAATTCAATATATTGAATACAAAGAAGAACGAACGAGATTAATGAATGGAGAAGAAAAAAAGAAGAAAGTGGTAGCTAAAAGTAGTGTAAAAAAAATTGTGAAAAAACAAACATCTCTAATTGTTGAAGAAAATTAAAAAATTATAATTAAAATATTAAAATTAAAAAATTTATAAATTTAATATTTACTTGCTTTATAAATTATATTTTTTATTTACACCCTTCAAGTTTCACTTCTTTATAAGAGATTTGGAGAGAAAAATAAAATTAATCTTTTAAATTATTTTTTAATACTTCAGTTATTTTGTTTTCATCATAATTTTCTTCACAACATATAAATGAAAATAAATTTTTAATAATATCTCTATTAAACATACGCTCAAAACTTATTAAATAACACCATTCTTTATTATCCATAGCAAATTTAATTAATTGATTATTTGTTTTTGATAAAAAACTTAGAGCATTTTTATCATTTTTAAACCAACCACTTTTTATCTGAGCTGATATATTCTCTCTAAATTGAACTATAACTTTTGTTTGTGGAAACAATTCTTTAAAGTCTTTAATGTAATTTATATTTCCAGAGTCATATCTTATTTCCTTAAACCCCCATAAATTTGTTGATTCTGAATTCTTAAACATATTAATAATCATAATTTTTATCAAATTAACCACTTGATTATAATTATATGAATTATACCATGACGGTTTTACATTTTTCTTAATGAGATATTCGTAAGTTAAAGGCGTTTGATGACCAGGTACATTCTTAAAAGTACAATCCTTTACTCTTCTATAGAATTCTAAGAGAGAATTAATAGCAGCAAAATTCTCTCCACATATATTTGAATTAGGTATAGTATTTATTAAACGTTGCATAGTTGTTGAACCTGAGCGTCCAGTTGCACATATCAAAACAATTTTATCGTCCATACTTATTTATATTAGATTATAAATAAGTATTTAAACATTTAATAAATTAATTAATTAATTAATATATTATAATAAATTATAATAAATTATGAAGTTATCACATAAAAAAAGAACATTTAAGAAAAAAATGACTGCTGCTGGTCCATCTAAATTCGCAGCAAATATGCGTCAAAAAGCTAACTTAGAAGAAAGCGAACATTATCTATACATCTATTTAAAACCATGTCTTAAATTCTAATTGTCTATCAGTATTTGATGCTTGAACTGGATGTGCTATTGGAACTACTAATGTGCTAACATCATCTACATATTTCATGTATCCCTGAGCTTCACTATATACCTGTTGTATACAATAATTTAATACCATTTTATTCAATTCTTTAATTTGTTGTGAAATATTAAATGGTTTGTTTGCTGAATATTGTAAAAATATACTTCTCATTATAATCTTAAGCGAATCGCAATCTTGAGGACCTATTATATATTGTCCATTCGATCTATGGTATACTCCAGCTCTAATTCCATTTTGAATTATCTGAATGTTTTCTTGAGAGAAAAAGGCATTTGACAAAGATGATTGAGTCCATAAACCTTCTGTAGCATTCCTAAATGTAGCACATTGATTAGCTGGAATTTTATCATACATTTGAAATAATGCTGAAGTATTTGGAGATTTAATATTGACACGACCATTATTTTTATTCATTTATATAAAATAAGCAAATAGAAAAAATTATATTTATTTATTTTATATGGAAGGATTTCAAAAATTTGTATTGTTTACTGCCATTATTGTGTTAATTATAGCTCTTGTTTTTATAGGTATTGCTCTTAGTTATTCAAATGACACCACATGGCCACCTATGGTTCCTCAATGTCCCGACTATTGGTTAATTGATGGTTCTGGAAATAATTCAAGTTGTGTCAATATTAAAGATTTAGGAACATGTCAGCCACAAAATGGGCAGAAACATTTAGTTATGAATTTCAACGGAGGTGCTTTTACAGGAACTAATGGTTTGTGCGCTAAATATAATTGGGCAAATAATTGTAATGTTACTTGGGATGGTATAACTTATGGTGTTAATAATCCTTGTCAAGCATCATCTTCATCATAAAAAATAAAATATAATAATAACATTATAAATATAATATAGTTATTATATGTATAATGAATATCACAGAAAAAATTGCGCAATTACCAAATGATATTATTATATTAATTAAAGAATTTATACCACATCAAAAACTAGTATTTGTAAATTTAAATTATTATAATTTATACCATACAACTATAAGAAATTTTATACCCCTTTATGAAAATTATATTCGTGATATGATTAGAAGAGATAATGAATTCGTATTTGAAAAAATTCTTAATGAGAATTTCGATAAATGGATTATGAATAGACAATATATATACAAAAATATGGTATTCAATAATTATATATATTTCATAATGTATTTTTGTATAGAAAATGATTCTGAAAAATGTAGACTAATATTGTATAATTATTTAAAAAAACGTGATTTATGGAAAAACATACATAAAAAGAATATTACTAAATATATAAAATGGAGCAATTAAATATAAACAAAATTCTTAATAGAGAGGAACAAGAAAAAGATATAAAAAATATTTTAAAAGAGTTTGAAGTTAATAAAAATAATTTACTTTTCAAAAAAGGTATCTATATTTATGGAGATCCAGGAAGTGGAAAGACTAAATTTGTTACAAATATTTTAAAAGAACTCAATTATGATATCATTAAATATGACGCAGGTGATATCAGAAATACATCTGTTATAGAAGATATTACAAGACATAATATGTCTGATAAAAATATTATGAGTCTATTTAATAAAAATATAAAGAAAATAGCAATTATTATGGATGAAATTGATGGAATGAATAATGGAGATAAAGGTGGTATAAATTCGCTTATTAAGCTTATTAGACCTAAAAAAACTAAAAAACAGAAATTAGAAGAAATTACTATGAATCCAATAATATGTATTGGGAATTATAGAGTCGATAAAAAAATAAAAGAGCTTATGAAAGTATGTAATACAGTTGAATTAAAAACACCGAATCAAAACCAAATTTTAAGTATGATAAATATGTTATTACCTAATATAGATCGTGAAATAGTTGGTAAACTTGTAAATTATATTCAAGGTGATTTAAGAAAACTTAATAATATGGTAAATTTATATAAAAATAAACCAGATATATTTACGTGTCAAACAATAGATAATATATTTGAAATAAAATTATATAATGATGATACAAAAAAAATTACAAACAAGTTAATTAACGAATATTTCTCTATGAACGAACATAATAATATTATGAATGAAACAGACCGAACTAGTGTTGGATTATTATGGCATGAGAATATTATTGATGTAATTGAAAAGCTTGATAAAAAACAATCAATTCCATTTTATATTAAACAACTTGATAACATTTGTTTTGCTGATTATATTGATAGAATTACATTTCAAAAACAAATTTGGCAGTTTAATGAAATGAGTTCTTTAATTAAGACATTTAAAAATAACAAACTATATCATGAAACATTTACAAAAAAAAATAAATATAACCCTTCAGAAGTAAGATTTACTAAGGTACTTACAAAATATTCTACTGAATACAATAATTCACTATTTATTCAAAAGTTGTGTCAAAAACTTGGTATGGATAAAAAAGATCTTTTCGGTTTTTTTATTGAGTTATCAAACAATTATGAAAATGCCCAAATAGTTAGCTTACTTGAAAATTATGAAATAGGTAAATTAGATATAAACCGTATATATAGATATATTGAAAAATATATAAAAGAAAATGCTGCAGGAACTACTGATAAAGA